CACACTACGATAAATTAGTTCAAAATCATCTGGAAGTCTTGTATCTGGACCAGATACTAATACACTTACAAGTGATGGTCCATTTTTCATTTTATTGGTTGATTTGCGAGTATTTATTTTTTTTAAATATTTTGGATACATGATAGTATCCTCATCTTTGGAATAGTCTAAGTTATCTGGAACAAAAATATCACCTAATGGTTTATAACTTTGATAATCTGGGTCAGTTTCACTACTATCATAAAAATCTTTAGGTCTATATATAGTTATTGGCTCACTACCTTTTTGAAGTTTAGGCACAAAAGATAATCTACTACTAGAGCTATTAACTGAGTATCTTATTTTTGCTTGCCTAGCTTCCTTACTATCCCAAATATTATAGTAATCATTTGAAAATCTAATTTTTATTTTGGGAATTTCACTACCTACACCTTTACGTTCTACAGTTTTATAGTCATCTTTGGCAGAACACCTATATATTATACGTGGTTTGGAAATATCCGCAACTCCCCAATACCAAGCATCATATTCCCCTATTTCTTCAAATGGACTTTTTAATTTGGTAATCTTTTCGTGTTCTGGTAAGGAAGAAATGCGCTCTGTGAAGGCATTAGGAACTCCAGGAGTGCTATAGAATCTATAGAACTCGGTATTTCTAAATCTTTTCATTATTTCTTTTTGAATTTCTTTGTCGGTGTCGCTTTCAATTATCTTTAAGAAAGATAGGCAACCTTCTTTTTCATTATTGTAGCAATCTTCTTCCCCTAATGTGAAAACCCATTTATTGTTAGAAACAACTGAGGTGTTTAAGTCTTCTGGTGCAATCATAGCATTAAAATTGTTATCTGTAAAGTTTTCGGTATCTAAGAAGCGTTTTCCATTTTTATACTTGAGAATTATTAAAATCCATTCAGTCCATTTTTGAAAAATGTAGTCATACGCACCACAATTACTATTTATGTCGCATTTTTCACCAATTACATTATTTATTCCGTGAATATTTAATTTATGATTTCCATGCTCATTAGTCAAATTAGATAGGACCTGTGATTTACATATTTGTTGAACTTTTTGGCGAATATATTTATTTTCAATATGATGACCAGGTCTTAACTTTTGAAGACCATTTATTTCACAATAAACATTATACACCTTTGATATATGGTCAAGTATTTTACGATAACAAGAATTATCGTTGCATTTTAAACCACACTTACCACTTTCTCCTGGATTTCCTCTCATACCTCGTGTTCCAATTGGACCTTTATTTGGAATTATTTTTTTTGTAGATGGTTGAATATTATATGAAATTGCTACACCAGTAAAAGTAAGAATAGTTATAAGAATTAGAAATACTAATATTAAATTAGCACTTTTATTTTCACCATCGAGTTTTACGCTCATAATTTTTAATGAAAGTGCTAGGAATAATCCTAACGCTATTAAAATTGTATAAATAATTCTTCGAACATTCATTATTTCTTAACTATTATAATCTTAGAAATTTAATTACGACAAGTTCCCCAGTTCCATTTATTACTATTTATATCATCTTCACTAATATACTCTTCAAGACTAGGAATACCCTCTTCTAGTTTTTTGAATGGGTCTTTATCTAACCCTATATTTTGGTCTGCTTTAAGATAAAGTGTATCCCAATCCCTAGTTGTAGCGAATTCACTTGTTAAAAACTTAAATCCATTTTTATAACTAAGTATATATCTAATCCAATTTCTAGCATCAAATGATACCTTCTCAATAGCGTATTTTAGGGATATATTTTCACGAATACATTTTTTGTTTGGAACCTTGGCAAATTTAACAGAGTTTGAATATAATATATCAATATACATCTTATTAAATTCATTTGAATAGACTATTCTATGAAGATTCTCTAAAACGAAATTATTTTTAAGATGGGGGTCTCCCGGTATAAATTCAATTGCCTTTGGGCTCTGTATCATATATTTTTCTATTTCAAGATTAACTTCTTTTAATAAATGATTATAGGCAATTTCAAGTGAGCTTTTTAATGTTTCGCTTGTTTCGCCTTTTTCGCCTCTATCTCCGTCTTTACCTTTTACACCTTGTAATCCTCCACTTAACTTCATTTTAGAATAAAGACTCTTAGCTATTAAAAGTCCAAATATAGTAATTGCGCTAGCGGCGAACATACTCCAAAAGAACAAAGCATCATTTCCTGTTGTATTTGCCTTTAATATTTCAAAATAGTTATTTGAAACATTAACCGCAGCATTTTTTACTAAAGAATTGGGTTTCATTTTAAATAATAGGAATGCAGCTGCTAATAAAGTAGTAATTAAAAACGATACAACAAAAGCTAAATAATTACCACTATCTAGTATTTTACTTAATAGATAAATTGATATAATTGCCAGTGCACTAAACCCACTCCATAAAAAATCTTTGGAAATTGTGAAAGCTGTATAACCTACAGTTAAACTAACTACAATAACAAAAAATATCTGTAATATTAAACCTAGTAATCCGTTCATACTCTTATAAATAACCGAGATTTTAATCTCTTAATTTTTGACTTTTCCATCTACAAGTTATATCACTAGTTTGTTTTAAAGATTCAGCACCCTTTCCATAAAGATTATATTCGTGCGAGAATATTTTACTAGGGTCATTATATGATTTTATATGAACTATAACTGTTTCTTCTGAATTTTCTCCTACAAAATTAGATTTACTCTTATCAACATTTTCTATTAACCAATAATTTCCTTTATAATTAGTGTTAATTGCTGCTGATACTAAACTTTCACCATAAACACCAATACAATTACTATATTCTTTGGTCTTTTTATCAATCGTTCTTATTATATAAACAGGTGTTTTTTTACGACTTTCTTTGTCAACTAGTGTTTTAGCAAGAGTAAGGTAGTATTTTTTAGGTTTTCCAGTAGGACTACGCTTAGTTCCATTTTCACTAGTAATTATAACGTTCATAGGAAATGTAAAGTATCTTTCAGCAGATTTTATATTTTCATCTTTTCTTTCTAAATTATTTAATGTTCCAGCTACAGCATTATTTTCAATAGGTTTTCCAGAAATTGACTGAAAACACTGCTTTTTTAATTTATAGGCATATTCAGGTTTCTTAAATGTTCCTTCATTATCAGATAAGAACAAATTATGTCCTCCATCTGGTTTAATATTTAAGTCCATTCTGTATCCTCTTTCCATATTATTTTTACTCGCACCAGCACTATAAATATTTAACTTTTTACTACCAGTAATTATAGGTTTAATAGCAGCGGTTTCATTATCTTTAAAATTTAATATACTATTTGGATTTCCTGGAATCGTAATGGTTGTATTTATTTTGTTTAAATCTAAATTTGCTTCTGTAAATTCTTTTGAACCCATGTCTTTTAATAAATTATATTTCTGCGAGTATAATTCAAGTATTTTAGAAACCATTCCATTTATTTTATTTGATAATAAATATAAATTTTTCCTACTCCTTTTATACTTTTCAAGCACATCATCTGTTTTTATTGGATAGTCTCTCATAAATTCACTTCTTTTAAAAGCGTTTAATCTTTTTATATTAAGGTCATTAGAGAATGGGTTCTTATAAATGTTGCTATTTTTTCTCATAATTTCTTTTTTACGCTCTTCTTCATTTATAAGTTCATCTATTATTTTAATTAAATCACTTGATACTATTTTAAATGTGCTATTATCTGAATAGTCAATATTATCGAAGTTTTGGGATAATCTAATATAAAATTTATGGATAGGATGTATAGCGCTTTCTCCTGTAGTTTTATCTTCAGCAAACACTTTTTTGACTAATTTATCAGCGTCCCATACTTTTTGTCCTAATGGAACTTTTGCTACACACTTTTCAGGCACGCATTTTACTAATGATACATCGCGTGGGTCGGGTTTAGCATTTCCTCTAACTACTACATCTCCTAAACAAACATAGCCTTCTGGAGGTATTGGTCTCCATATAGTAGCTTCCTCTTCCTGGCAATCCAAACAACCTTCCCCATCTCCTTTACTATTCCATACTTTTATGTATTCGATTGGGTCTACAACATCACCAGATACTAATACAGTTTCTTTTTCTGGACCGTTTCCATTATTTCCTGTGTTAGTTTCGTTAGACTCTGGTGTAAATTCGTTGGCGTCTTTGCGTCCTGATTCATCATCTACAATTAAACCACTCCATACACTACCTAGTGGATAATAATATCTACCCTGTTCGTCTTTATAATATTCGTTTTTGACTAAATTTCTTTCTCCTGGACTAGGTTCATCAACATCTTCTCTATTTTTACTCTTAGGATGGTAGAATCCTATAGATTTTGGCTTTGTGTATTCAATAGATTTCCAGGCTGGTTGTTTTCCTTCTAAATAGTCATGTCCTTGATTATTTGTATCATAGAATACACATTCACGGATATTATTAGGGTTATCATTAAATTCTCCCATCTGGTTAAAAGGACAATACTTATCGGTGCTATACCATTTACTGTTCTTTACTTTAGAATCATATATCTTTTCATAATTGTTGGTTTTAACTATACTTAGTATAGGTTCTATTCCAGTAGGTTGATCTTGTTCTTTATCGCATTTTTCAAAAAGAAGTGGGACATTAGTATATGGTTGGTTCCAATTCCATATATCATACTTACTTAATTCGTTAATAGGATTAAGTTCTTTTAGTTCTTTCTTTGTAAAACTGGCTTTATAACTTTCGCTTCCTAAATATTCATCAAATACATTTATGTCTGCTTCTCTTGTAAGAAGGAAACGCATTCCACCATATGATATTTCATCAGTTTCAGGCTTGAAATATGTAAAGTTCATTAATGTGGAAACCCATCCTGATACAGTTTTTGATATAAATTCAATAAGTCGTTTCTCATTTGGTCTATTATCCACATCGGTTTCGAGTATTTCCTGATATTCTGGAGAATTACAAATGCTTCTAATTTTATTTTTAAAGAATTCATTACGTATTTTTAGTTTTATTAAATCACGATTCAATAAGAGTGTTTCACCATTTCTGCTACTTACTGGTATTTCCTCATCATCTGTGTCGTTTTTATCATTTTTATTTTCTTTATAATCACAGTCTCTTATTATTAAAATAGGAGGTTTGTCTTTTTTATACATATTTTCTTCTTTTACTGATAATGATAATACCATTTCCTTATTAATTGTTTCAGTTAAGCACAAATTAATTAAATCAAGGTTGTCCTCTTTTGAAACTACTGTTGGAACTAAGTTTTTATATTTGAAATATTCGCGATTGCTAGATATGCGCGCTCTTAAATCGTCGCCTAGTTCCTGTCCTCCGTGTATTCTTACATAAATTCTCTTCTCATTTGGGCTAGTAGTCGCATACAATTTTAGTAGTTCTTCTATTGTTTTACGTTTTTCTTTGTTTTCTAATTCACGAAATTTATCGCGGTTTTCAGGTCTTATTAAACTAATTCTATGATTTTCATAAATTTTATTCCATATTTGAGAGACTAAATTATCTTTATCAACTACAGTTTCTCCTAAGTCGTATTTCAACATAACACCACCATAAATTTTCTCTAGTTCAAGATAAAACGTTTCATTTGCTAAATTTGTTAAATCAATCTGGCATACCTTTGTTCCACAGTTTTCTTCGCATTTTCCCTTTTCGCCATCTTTCCCACTTTGTCCTCTAATACCCTTAGCTCCTACACTACCTATTTTATATTTAGTAGAATAATAAGTAGCGAAACTAATAATTATATTCGCTATAACCATTAAAATAATAGTATAAAGTGTAAATTCTATCCATTTTTGAAGGATAGGTTTTTGTGTAGCGAATATAGCCATTCCATTATATGTTAAAAAAAGTAATATTACTACTGCTAATGTTAGTTTTAAGGCAAACATTAATTTAATATAGATAAAGATTATTTATTTTCTTATTACGACATGATTACTACAACTATGTTTGTCTACAAATTTTACTACGTTCTCTCCACAAATCCTACAAGATTCAAAGTGATGTTTTGTTATACTATTAAATACTGAAAGTGGATAAAAGGGCTTTTTAAAATACACTATAATGTATCTATGAAGTTCCGGTGGAAGCCAAAATTGTGAACATGGCTTCATTCTTTTTAGTGAAATTAATAGAGTAATCTTTGACTCCCTTGAAAGCCTAAAAGGATGTTCTCTTAGGTATTTTTCACAGGAATATGGAAATAGGTTTTTATCAGGATGGCACTTAACACACATTTCTTTAATGAAGCCAGATTTTTGCTTTTTTTCAGCTTCTTCTATAGTGTTCATCCTATGAGAATGTGAAGCCTTTGGACACATATTATAAATTTTACTATATTTATCCAATTTCATAAAAATACGAATTATAATATAAAAAATACAATACATAAAATTGATTATAAATTTTTAACTAATAAAAAAAATTAATTATGATTATTCATATAAAGAAGCTTCTAGGCGAAACACCCAACGACCTCATAAAACGTTTTAGAGAGGAAAACAAAGAATATAAAAATGAAAAAATAAGTTTTGCTGGGAGACTAGACCCGATGGCATCAGGTGCTATGATACTTTTAACAGGAGAAGACTGTAAACGGCAACCCGATTTTACAAGTCTTAGCAAAAAGTATAGTTTTAAATTAATAAGAGGTGTTATTACAGATACAAATGATATTCTAGGTATTCCAAAACTATTTCAAGAGAATGGCGATGACATGTCTAATTTTAAGTTAGAACCAAAAAAGTTCACTCAAGAGTTCCCTATTTATAGTTCCAGAGTTGTTAAAGGCTATCCTCTTTGGTGGTGGGCTAAAAATAACAGATTAGATGAAATTGAAATACCTAGTAAAGAGTGTGAAATTTACTCGGTGCATAAAAGCCATAAACAGACTAGAATAATTCATAATGAAATACTGATAGATTGTATTTTATCTCGAATAGATAAACTACCAGTTGAAAGGCGTGAAGGTTTTAGAGTAAATCAAATAATTTCGAGTTGGAAAAAATTGTTAGAAAACAAAAATAAAAATAAATTATTTGAAATAACTGAATATGAAATTAGTGTAAGTAGTGGAACATATATTAGAGGAATCTGTAATTCTATGGGTGGAACTGCGATGGATATTCATCGTTTGGAATTCTATTAATTAGACTTTAAGCGCCTTTTTTGATTTTTTAGATTTTCTTTTCTTTTTCTCGAGGTCTAATTTATAAAAAAGTCCATTTAATATTCCATCAAAAATCATACCATGAATATTAGTCCAGTTAATTTCATCTTCTGGATTTTCACTCTCAAAAGCGCGTTGCTTTGCTACACCCATACCTAAGCCGTGTGATTCAACTACGAATTCTTCATAAGTTGTTCCTGTGCTCATTTTTGGAACATCTGTTTCTTTAAAAAGGTCCATATTTAATGGAAATACTACGTTGTGTCCTTCCAATAATTTACGATATAATTTACGGAACTGTTTTTCGTTTATTTTTCTTATTTCTTCTAAATCATCACCTGGTTTGAAAATACTTACAATACCAATATAAT